TCAAACAACTTTTGTTTTGCAAGCTGATATCGAATGCTTGGAGATTCTTGACCTTTTAAAATTTGAGTGACTGCGCCTGGAGTGTTCGCTGCCGTCCTAAAACCCATGCCACCGGCCTTAAATAGACGCTTTTCTAAGTTAAGGAACGAATCCAAACCCATACCGAGATTTTGGAGTAGGTTGTACTGAATGTCATCTGGCCGATAGCCCAACGCGGTTGCGACCTCCGCGTATCCGACTTGGAATCCACCGAGTGCCGCATCCATTCGGGCATCGAATCTAGTTATAAAATCATCGTCTGGATCACGAATCCCCAATCCAATCATTTTATCTAAACCAGCCGGTGTTGGCGCATATATGCCGTTTGGTAATCCAAGATTTTTCAACAATGAAGCCAAAATCTCGTCTGTCCCGGCAAGCTGAGTAATCCAGTTGTCCGTCAAGCTATATTCAACCTCTGCCGCTCCACTGATTACCGCACCGGACCAGTTCAATATCTCGCCAATCATAGATCGCTTGAAAAACGTTCCGTACTTTGGGTCATCAACCTTCTCTTGAATCACGTCAAATGCGGCACGAGTTGTTCTTCGAGCACCAATTTCACCTGTTTCTTCTTCTTGAAACTTCAATAGCGATAAGCCCCACCCATCCAACTCTTTTTGTGAAGGTATCGTTGACTCTAAAATCTCTTCAAATAGGTACTGTGTTGCAAATGTACGGAACGGAATAGCATTCAAAAGGCTTTGAATCTTATCGTCTTCAACGCCCTGGTGAACACTCTGAATAGCAGTCACTAATACAGGATCAATATCCATCTGCAATATCGGATGATCCTGTGGTACTAAAATAGCAACTTGCTTGAATAGATTCAGATCAGGCTGCTCTTTCATCAGCGACGGGTGCAGGTCGTTGTATGAGAGTTGTAGAAAAGACTCTTGTATTCTTTTATCTTTCTCTTCGTCAGAAATACGACCATACTTGAACGCTTCGTATACAACCAACAAGCTATCGTCAGCAGGAGATGGTTTTAAGTTACGAGATTTTACGTCCAAGTCATACTTGGTTTGAACCATCATGTCTTGACGGACACGTGATCGATACTCTTGATATTCAGGGTCATTCAATACTTGTGCTCGAATGTCTAGCAGATCGAGTAAAAACTGATCTTGAATCGGAGACTTCTGAAACAAAGCATTCAATGTAGCAAAAGGATGCTTTGGAACCATGCCAGGAATTTTTGGAAGTTCGAATGTTTCGGGCTTAAAATCGATGTCTTCACTCGATTGAGTTTTCAACATCTCTTCATGCGCTTCGAGAGATTCTTTTGTCTTCCGTTGTAAATCTTCAAAGTCTACGATGCCGTGTCTATCCAGAAGCTTCACCGCATCTTTAACGCCCAAAACATCGGCAGTTTCAACAACATTGGTCACCATTGCATCACGAGCCTGATCGGACAAAATTGTATAGAAGTCAGCGAAATCGTCGCCTAATCCAAAGTTGACCCAACCCCTTTTTGCGAGATCAAGCAAATGATCTTTTTTGCTATATTCACCGGGAACATCTGCAAGCCCGCCAACACCGAGCGCTGCGATTCCGCCTACGCCTGTCATGCTGATTCCGCCCAACAGTGCGCCAACAATACCGCCACCTAAAGAAAGCACTGGTCCGCCTGCAGCAGAAGCAGCGGCACCTTTGATGAAACCATATCCAACACCACCGGCACCCGTAGCGATCGCAATACCTTTTAGACGGTCATTGGTGACCTTGACCCCAAACAATTCTTTGTCTTGGGCTTCAGTGATGATTTCACCCTTTTCGTCGGTGATACCCATTGCTGCAGTGTCTTTGACTGGAATGTTTAACGACTGAGGTATAGGTTCAGCCAAAACACTATAGGCGCGGTTGTAAAGGCTCTTACCCTGACTTTTGCGGGCCTCTGCGGCGGCAGCTTGGTAGGTAGGTATTGTACCGAAACGTGGGTGAACACGAGAAAAAGCAGAAACATAGCTACTGCCAATGTATTTTGAAAGCAATCCTTCATCCGGCAGATCACCAACTACAACACCTCTCTCACCAAGTGTGTCCTTTATCTTTTTATCAATCGCCTCTTTGTCTAAAGGGTTCGACTCAAACCACTCTTCAATCGCATCATCACCCCTCATTTTTACTTCTACGGGTATGTTGAAGTCTTTGTTGATGTAGTCGTTTTTGAGTTGTATTTCGTATGCCTCAAATACAGCATTCTTTTCGTCTAATAACTCAAGAGGCGGCTCTACTCGTTGTTGAAAACGCTCTACAGCCTCATCGTCTGCAATTTCAACTTCATCGATTGGATCCTCTTCATCAGAGTCCGATTCTAAGTTCTCTTCAAGGTTTTCAAGATCAACGTCTTCAAGGTCTTTTTCATCTTGAATTGCCACGATTAAACCACCTTATATTTTATTGAGCCCGCTTTACTGTTGGAACTTCCAATCCAAGGCGTTTAGCCAACTCAGGAATATTGTCGATTGTAATGCCTTCCTGACCTTTTAGGCTAAAGTTTTTGAATACATCTGGATATTCTGCAAAAGGATCAACCGGAATATATTTACCATCTGTTCCAGGCACGGACCTGCCTGACTCGTTTGCTACGTGTACCTCGAAGTGCAAGTGTGCCGCCTTCGAGCCTCCTGTATTGCCGGCAGCGCCGATAACATCTCCTGCCTTCACTCGATCTCCCGGTGAAAGCTTGGCATCACTGAGATGCATAGACTTCGTTATGCGACCATCGTCGTGCAGAATGTAGACGTACTTACCGGGTCCAGTCCCGATATATTCTCCGTCTTCATTTTTTCTGTTTGCTGTATGGCGACCACCAAGAGTTTCATCGTTGTTTGAAGCAATCACGATGCCGTCAGCAATAGCGAATACGTCGTCACCTTCGAATGCTCTGAGATCAATACCCTCGTGGGCAATGCCTGATCTTTCTGTAGCGGCATCCGTTACCAACCCTCCATCGCGCGTGACGGGCGGTTTGTTTACTGCGACGGCTCTCGGTGGTGTTGGAGCCTCCGGTTGTGAAAATCTCTTATTGATCTCTTCGTACAGCCTTCTATTGAATCCTGGAGAAGCAAATCGTCCGAACTGTCTTGCAATCGTGTTAGCGCCGTCTATCGCATCGTCGTATTGAATCGTTTTATTTTCGACTTGGGTCAACAAATCTTGTGTGGCGCCAAGCATTGCCCTTCTCGATCGGGCTTGCACAACAGGATCAGGTTCACGGGGAGCGGAGATCCGTGGCACATTACCAACAGGTAGACTGGACTGTACATCTGCTAGTCTTTGATCGGGGGTCCGAGCATCTACTTCGTTTACTGAATCACGTGATTCGGCCCTGCGAATAAGTTCATCATCAGAGGCGACTTGCTCTGGAGTTGGATCATAAGACTCAGGTGCCACGAACACATCGGGTGCATCTGCTTGAGCGATCATTCGAGTATCTGACTCCCGTTGAGCCGGTGGCATCTCGATTTCATCGACTGTTTCACCAATAGGAGCAATCGTTTCAACAGGCGTAACGGTTGATCCAGCAGACGCTCGAAAGGTTGTTCCCGTAGGAACACCTGTTGGTGTAGGCCTTCTTCCTGAAGGAACGTTTGCCTCTACAATTGCCTCTGCAGGTAGTGGTGCTGGAGTTGGTGGTGGAGTTGGATCACCCATAATGTTTGACCCTTCGAACCCCTCGGGCAAAGTATCAATTTGGCCTTCCGTGTATCTGGTTCTCGATCCTGCACTTGGGGACAATCCTGCCATTAATGTGTCGCGCTTTTCAGCTTCCGTCATTTGCTGACGACGAGCCTCAGTTCTAGCCAGTCGTGTAGCCTCTTCTGGCTCTCTAATAGAAGCAATTTGCTCAAGAACACGATCGTCTAAATCGCCATCATCATCACCCTGCACCAACAACCGAGGATCGTCTCGTGGTGGCTCATCTGCTTCAGGCGTCACTGGTGGTGTGGTCGGTATCTGTTGTCTCGGGCGCTGAGGTGCAGGGGTCACCCTTGCGCCCTTGTCGGCATCCATAGCTGCTACGAAGCGATCTATAGACTCATATCTTCCATATTTATTGGTATCGAAAAAATCAGGCCGCTCTCGTTGAGACAAGGACTTTGCTCTCTCAAAAACGTCCATAAGGTCCGATCGGCTTGCGGTTCCTTCGCTAATCATCATCATCGTATCGTTAAACTCTGACCCAATCGTGCCAGCAGGTAAATTTCTACCCACAACATTGCTGCCCTCCCCAACCGAATCAGGGTGATTCAAAAAATCAACCATATCTGATGTTGATGCTAATGCTTCTCGGTTGGGATCTAATGATACGTCTGCAATGTACTCCCCGATTGTTTGCGTTGTAATTGCAGAGTCATCAAGACTTGGTAGGGCGTCAACCATGATCTGTCGCCGGCCTTCTGGCGTATCTGTTTTGCCTTCTCGCGGCTGGGTGTACTCGTAAGCAGCCAAAACAAACTGCTGTGGGAACTTGCTTTTGATATCTTCCGGCAGCGTAAAGAATCCCTGTACAACATCTTCCAACTCAGAATCGGCAGCAAATTGATCTTGGTTTGTGGCCGAGTTTGCTCTGTTGATTGCGTTTGTCACCCTATTGATAACTGCCGGAATGATTGGAACACCTGTAGAGTCTGGACCTAAAGCAGTATCCTCTGGCTCTGGAATGTCCTCAACGGGCTCTGGTGCCGCCTCGACGGGCTCTGGAGCAGCCTCGGGCTCTGGAGCAGCCTCGGGTGCCGCTACATCGTCAAACATGCCCACAGCCTCTCTGAAGCCCGTTACACGCAAAATGGGGTGGTCCAGCAGCGCCAACTCTTGTCTATTCAGCCTACGACTCTTTGCGAAAGCATTGACCGCATCTTTCCGTCGCGTCTCCAATTCATTTCGACGCTTTACCAGCCTCTGTTCAGCACGTGTTTCGCGGTCTGACTGGACCTCCGTTCCGCGACCAAAATCAGAAAAAATAGAGTATGATTTAGACTCGCCTGCACCCAGGGCCATCTTTTTAGCAGCTTCGGCCTGCACATCTGGCGGGGCAGACTCATCCACTCTGATTTCATTGTTTTCATCAATGGTGTATCCACCAGGGACCACCTGATTCAAAAACGATTGCTTTTCCTCAATCGAATCGTTTTCTGCTGGGATGTCAATAGATCCACTGATACCCATTTCCTCTTCGATACGTGCGAAAATGAAATTATCGAGCAACTCGATTCGACCTTCAAGTTTCGGATTGCCTTCGAATACGTACTCTTTTCCGAGGTACTTTTGCTGAAGTTCAGGGCTATCAAGAACATCATTCAAAAAATCTTCATCTAAATTTCGATTTTTATCGACTGTTACGAGCGGATATTGTTCTGCCAACTCTGAAGGATCAACAGGTTGACCGACAGGCTTGCCTGAGTGTTCACTCGATGCCTTAGCTGTTTCCGACTCAATTCTCGTTTCGATGAGGCTGTATAGTGGAAAACCTTTTGTTTCTTCTAATACTTTTTCAAAAATTAAAAACTTGGCAATATTTATAGACTTGTCGTTGATTTGATCCAAAGACCTCATAAACCGGTCTAAGTCGTTTTTTAATCTAACTTCATCGTCACGACCAGTAAGCATTTTTGCATTAGTAACAAAATTATTAATTGCTTTCTGAGCCTGTTCACCTCGAAACACTTTGTGTGCTGCATTATTTGTTTGAATCAATTTTTCTAATTCTTTTTCTATTTCACGTTTGTCTTTTTCGATAAGCTTGTCGTTTCTTGCTCTCTCTTTTTTCAATTGACTCGACAAAGCAGGCAAACGATCAAATCCTATTCTTGACCTTGAACTGGATCGAGTCATTCCCTGACGAGCCAAGAGACGATCAATGTATTGAATCTCTCTATCCAGCTTATCTACAGTGGTTTTTACCTGCTGAAAATCTTGCTCGTATGACTTCATCTGCGTCGATGCAGACGACCTAAACGATTCATTAAATTTTTGTGTCCAACTCAAATCGGCCATGATTGTCTCGCTACTTGCTTAGGTAAAAAATCAACAGCTTGTCACCACTTGTTGCAGTACCACCTGTGTTGTCGATTGTATCCGATGTCTTAATAGAAAACTCAGTACTTAGGTCTGTTAAAATACCAGAAGTCCCGTCTTGTTCAAACACTCCAATCAATTCATCTTGAATGGTAAGACCAGACACAGTGTGATTCCCTGCGGCACCGCCATTAATCAACGCAATCTTAATCGGGTTTGTTATTTTGGCACCCGTGATCGCTCCATTCTCAATCATTGATGAGTCGACAAAGCCGGACCCAAACAACCCTCGAAGACCACTCGCGGCGGTAAACGTTGACTTACCGATTACTTGCAACAAAAACGATGCCGTGAACGAACTTGCAGCAAACGCACGTGAAACAAGCGTCGAGTCAAACAAGTTATCGTCGAAGTTTTCGGAACTTAAATTAGTAGTTCGAAACGCGCCCCTTGCGATGTTTTGTATTTTTTTGGGGGTTACGAGCGGTTCGGTTGGAGACGTAGTTTCTCTTGGCACGTATCGGCCATTGCGCCAAGGCATCGTAGCCCCCTATTAATAATATCTAGGCATGTATCTAGGCATGTAAGGCAGCGGGTTCTGCAGAGCCATTTTTTCGCGCTGTTTTGCTGCTTCTGCTGCACGCAGATCCTGCAACTCTTGGGTGGTTTCACCAAACTTAGTATCTACGCCTTCTTTTTGACGACCTAACTGACCTTGGCGTTGGGCTTGACTGAACGAACGTCTGAACGTTCGATCCGCCTGTCGGCTGTCAGGATCTGCCTGATACTGAGCAACACCTTTATCGAACAATTCGTCGGACCTTGCATCTTTTTTCTCGATTCGTTCACCAAGTCGAGTCGAGCGCTTTTGTTGGCGTCTTGCTTGGTCCTCAAGCTTACGCTCGAAGGTTTTAGGCTTCAGCGCAGCAGCGCCCTTGAATGCTGAACCAACAATATTTCCAGCAAGGTTAATTCTGGCAAGCTTTTGCCCAAGTTTCTTTTCGGCCCTTTCATCTTCGATGGCTGACATTTCAGCAGCACGCTGTTGTCGTTCTGCAGCCCTATCTTTCATAGCTTGGGTCTCTGCTCTCATCCTTGCGCCCTGAACCTGTTGTTCAGTTCCGGCAAGACCTTGAAGTAGTCCCGCAGCCTTTGTAGGGTCTACTCTTGACGGCAACTCTCGAACGATTTGTTGTTGACGGGCTGAAGCCTCTCCCGCAGCCGCTTCGACAAATGCCGCTCTACGTCGCTCTTCATCGGGATCAAGACCAGCACGAAGATCGCGATACCGAGCCGCTTGACCGGGATCGGGGGCAAACCGCGCTCTATCGCCAAGATAACTGAAAAGAGACTCAGCAACGTCACCACCGAAACCCAATGCGATTCTTTGGCGATCAATTCCTTCAGTGTACAAAGACTGCTGCAATAGCGCTTCTCGTTCTTGTTCTGTCATTGTCTTCTCCTACGCCGAAAATGGTCTACCGTATGTGCTCGCCATGTATTGATCATAAGGGGTTCCAGGTCCACCGCTCATCGATGATTGCAATAATTGATCCGCTGAAGCCATGCTTGGGCCTCTCGCCTCAGAACTCTCTTTAATGGCCCTGTTTCTTGCTTCTCTGGCTTGCGCATCTTCTCTACGCTGTGCAACCTCTGCGGCAACTTGTGCCTTTCTTGCTCTTTCCCGTTGCTTTCTTGCCCTCTTTCTGGCTTGTTTTTCAGCGTCCTTTTGGACCTTGTTTTGCATCAGACCAAGAGTCAGTCCTACAGCCGCTCCAACACCCGCACCAATCGGCCCAAGCGCTGCGCCAGCAGCAGCCAATGATGCTGTGCTTGCTCCAACTGTAAGGGCATCATCTACGGCCATTGAATCCTCTCGCTTCTATATTACTTGTATATCACGTCAACTACAAGGTTGCGGGCATCAACATAAACGTGCCTGGTACCCTTAGTTGATGGCGATGGAAGCCTATACAAACATCGAACCGAAATTTTGTTTTCACCTTCCGTAAGTGAAAAATCATAACCAGTGCCCGTAATTAGATTTGCAATGATTGAATGATTCATCCTCCTGCATCTGTATCGTCCACCACCAGTACCAAAAATCCGTCTTTGAGTGCCGGATACATATCTTGGTCCGTTACCATCCATTCGATCCAAAAAAAGACCAAACATTGCAACAAATGTACCTGCTTGAGTCGCTCTATTGAAACCCGATAGCGATTCCATTTTATTGCCATCACCAGTGAGTCGACCCTCTCTTAGAATTTGACTTCTCGGATCTCCTACCTTTCCACCTTTTTCGTGCGCATGAAAGCTGGCGCATACAAAAGTTGTTAGGGGTGTCTCACCTGGCTCTACATAAACGGTTGCAGACAAACCCTCTATCGGTTGCCAAGCGTTGACATCTGCAAAAATATCGACATCAGTAAGACTTTTAGCTTGAACGCTCCCAATGCCCTCGTGTCGATAGTATCGATTGAGTTTGTTATTGCTTCTTGACCTGTAATAGGTGTCAGAAGACACACCCAAAACATGGGGGCTTGGTGATCCGTAAAATTCTGGCTTAAAAATATGAGACGTTTGTATTACTGCCTTTTTATCCGATGCCCCATCGCCAGTCGCACTAGGCAGATTCTCAAAATCACTGCTAAAAAATCCCTTATTTAAATCAAAGGACGCAGAAGCATTAAAATTGTTTATTTCCTCGCGTGTTAAAATATCCCCATTATTTTTAAGTGGAAAAAATCGAATTGGCATTTATGACCTCAAACTGAAACAAGAAATTTGAATATCACTTATTTGATAAGGGCGATAAACAACTCTTCCACAACCCCTCGAATAGTGCTCAAAGTCATATCCAACGTCACCCGAATCGGCCTCACCAGGGTATTCTGGACCCAAAAAATCAGGTATGTGGTAGCCCCCTCCGATACAAAAATGTAGGCTACCAAATTGTTTTACACCACCTACTGTTGTCTCTGTAAAAAGAGAACGATCAACTTCATCATAGTTCAACAGGAACGCTCCCGAATACGAATATCGAGATTCAAAACGCATGTGTTTATTTCCAATGACGTTGTAACTATCGCTGCCCGTAGGGTTACCAGTTGAGGTAGACGGCTCAAGCGTAATAAGATCGGGTCGTTTTTCCTTGCTACGAGATGATACAGTACCTGGATATCCGAAATCAATCATTGTTGCGGTCAAATTAGTAGTGCCACCCGAATCGCTTGGAATTTTGGATGTAAAAGCGCAAGAAAAAAGCCCTTTGGTTCCATTGCAATAGTCCCAAGTACTTTTAGCATCAGGTGAGTCACTAAACGTGTGAAATAATCCCAGTTTAGCAGTGGCTGGTATACCTGGAAAAAATGTCCTTGCACCATAATCAAACATTTTTATTTGACAGGAAAATCTAGCGACAACCTTCGTTGCATCTTTTTTAAAAACTATGCCGGGACTCAAAAGAGATCCTGAAACAAAATGGTGATCCGAAATGATAAACGGGTCTCTATCGATATCAGTATACGCAGCATCATACGCAGGAAAATCTTGTGATGGTGTGTGAATTTTTTGACTCCCACCTGAACGCATCACTCTGGCTGGAACTTTATTTTTATTTATACCTTCTTCAGCAATATTTTCAGAAGATATTTTAAAATCTTTTATTTGAGTATGAAAATGTTCATTCCAAATATCAACATCTAATAAATCACCCGAAACTATATTTGGTAATTTTAACCTACCCATTATCTTTTCCTATATTGAACTAAAAGATGTCGATCTTTAATTGTACACTTTATACCTTTATCTAAATCTGTGTGTTTTCCTTCAGCGTCCAAATCTTCAGAGATATCTTCAATCTTCAACCCTTCAGCTTCATATTCTGGCAGGGGGGAAGGGTGAACATCAGAAGAAATAGTTTGAAAAGAGAAAAGTTTTCCACGTCGACCTTCACTATCTCTTGCCCCAATACCACATCGGCTGGTTTTTAGTTCAATAGCAGTATACGCACGAACCTCTGCATCGATGTGATTTTTACCAGCAGTCAAGGGCACGGCACCGCAAAGATAAACGGTGTTTCTCCAATTACCATTGAACATTGGCCCAGACTCTGCAACCAAATTTCCATTGACCACGATCCGAAATTGCACGCAATAAAAGTCAACAGGGACGTCTGAAAATTGGCCCAAGGGAAAATTCATTTCAATTAAACCAGGACCGTTATTACCGTCTGCGTCTAATAAAGGTGCGTTGAACCTGCCGCCCCCCCTTCCTTTGGGATTAATCATGTTGGCTGCGTATTCGCCACTTACTCCCATCCACCCACCTGCGGGGAGTTTTAAATTAGCCATACCTATTCCGGATTCTAAATGATTTGATCCTGATGTTTCCTCAGACAACAAAGTAGCTAGATGTAAGTCTCTGGCCATTTCCACACTAGTTATGCCTGTACCTTCCCAAACAAAGCATGCGTTAAAATCAATGATCGCCCAACCGTCTGTTTCAGCATCAATTTCTACGCCGGCAAGCTGACTATTGGAAGCATCACGTTTCACATATGCGCTTGTGGTGTGGGGGCATTTAAAATCTTCAGACACGCCAGAAAACGGTGGGTCAGCAAAGCTAAACACCTCATGGAAGGCATCCTTTTTAAAGCTTTGTTTATGAGGAACTTCTCTCAGATTATCTGAGTCTATATTTCCATTAATTTCATTAAATATTTGACCAATGCTTTCAAGTGTATCATCTGGATTAATCACTTCACCCGATCTTGCGGCTTTGTTCGGAAACTTAATTGCCATGATTATCGTTTCTCCGATACCAAAACATCTGTCAATGGTCTAATGTTTCTCTGATCGCCCACCTTGGCATCTACACTGTAACCAACAATCATCATGTTTCGTGTTCCGACGATCGGATCGAGAGGCTGAGTAAATTGAATAGCAAGTTCAGTGGTCACTGATTCGTGCATATGACTTACATCATACCGTATGACAATGGGTCGATGAAATCCCCAACGATCGGAACCAAACTTAGCTTTATCATATACTGCTAACGGCTCGTTTAGATGTTGCTGTATTCTGCCTTTGTTTTTTTCCAATGATACAACTTCGGATCTATTTATTTTAAAATTTACTTCTATCTCATTATCGCCATACGCGACGGCATACAGATTGATATATGCAATTTGAATGCCTGAGTACACGCTGCCGAATGAAAGTGGGCTGGTTTCGTAAAGTGGCAAATCAATCGTAGATTTTAGTCTGTCTGGATCTTTACCGCCGACTACTCCAAATGCATACTTTACTCTAAAAAAGCTACTGAAAACATTGATACCAGGCTTTTCTGGATCGTTGCTACCAAAGTACAAATACGATCGTGCATCGGTAGTTTCAACAGCACACTGCATTGGATAATTTTCTCGAAAACTCCACGCACCAACCTCATAATGCCAAACCAAAAGTAAATTATTCACATTTCCATTGGTCGGAACACACAAAAAATACTCTTTGTTGGCTCTGTTGATGACACCTACGGCTGCACGAGCCCCCACATAGTCTATTCTTTTCGTAAGATTTTTAATCGGTGTGCTCAATTGTACAATTGAGGTAGCACTTCCCGTGTTCTCAAGGGCGCCCTTGAGCACATAAACACCATCTTGTGATAAAAATACGAGGCCGGTTCCTGGCACGTCTTGGATTGATCTGGGCGCTACACAGCCGATGTCACGGTTAAGCGTCTGAGCGTAAAAACCGTTCCTTGGATCACCTTTAATCAGGTACACTCCGCGTGTTTTGAATACCACTAAAGCGTTTGTAGAGGCGTACATGCCCGTGATTTCTCCAGAGTCAGAATCTCCAATATCAAATAGGTTGTCTCTGGGAAAAACTTCCGGCATTCCCTCTGCGCTGTATTTGATCAAGTTGTTGGGCATTCCCGACACGAACACCGTGTTTTTAAATGAGGTAATAAATTTTGCCTGTGTAGGGAAAATTCCAAAGTCTTCTGGATCCGTCAATACGCCAAGATTCGAATCACTAATTCCATCCTCGATTGCCGTAGATTCGTTGTCTTGTACTTCTTTTAAAAAATGAAAATTACGACCAGACTCTGGAGTAATCGGATTACCGTCATCATCAAAAATATCCCTCGTCCGATAGAGTCGTCTTGCGACTACATTTTCGTCCCCGATGGGAATATTGATTTGAGTAAACCTACGCTTACCGTTCGCACACTCAAAACTACAAATGTCGCTTGGGTCAGACATTGGGCTTTCTTGGCCCCGACTATTAACGAACGTAACCCTGTATTGATAAGCACACAGTTTTCCGTCAACGTATGTCGGACCAGTTTTTGCACTGTCGTCTGATTTTGACATTTTTTTTCTGACTTTTGTACCAGTTGGCCGCAAACTCCCCAAACCCTGACCTTTTTCACGGGTTCCTAAAAAATAATGCGTGTCATCTCCAAAATCCCCACCTTCATCAACAAATTGATTGTGGAACTCCCTGTAAACAACGCTGGCATCCGGTTTTGCTGGTTTTTCGAAAAAGCCTGCTCTCGATACAGCCCTCCCGTCATAAACAATCGGAGCATCAATACCATTTACCAAATACAAACGACCACCAAAAGTAATGCTCTGACTGCTCACCTCAGATGTTGGTGGTACATATCTAGGGTTACCGCGCGGTCCAATATCGACGCCATTTATATCTTTTAAAACAAAAAACGGATTATCTGTATGGATCCTATTTGTTTTGAGTGTTGCTAATCGTCCCTCGGAGTCTTCAAATATAACGTCTCTGGTTTTCCCATTGTGTCTGGAAAAATAATGAATTGAGTGAATAGTTCCGGAGTCAGACCAATCGTATGCATCGTAAGTGATGCAGTCATAGGCTCCAGCAGTTTTCCATCCATCGTAATTGTCCCAAGACATCTCTTTGATTACAGCCGCAGAGTCAGCCGAAACTCTCCACCGATTGTCCATGCCTCGTAAGCGGGCGACTTCAAATGTTTGGGTTTTCATGGTTTACTCAGCCTTGCTTGGTATTCCGAAGCGTTCCCGATCTGCCATAGCGCGATCGAACCCTCTTCGTACATACATTCTATCGGTTCGACTCAAATATTTAGCCTTCATGGCTTCGAGCATTTCATCTGCACGACGTTCATACAACGAACTATGGTTGAGCATACCATGCTGCATACAAATGTCTCTGAGAGCCGCATACACAAGGTAATGATGGTATTGGGGTGGCCACTCTGGTGCATCAGAGTCTTTGACGAGTCGAAATGGTCGCTTGTGGTATCTAACTTCAACCATGTAGTCACTTTTGGGTGTGTTCCAAAAACGAAGATACTGACGTGGTCCTGATTCGTTGAGTCTATCGAGGCGAAACACGTCTCCAGCCGGATCTAACGAACTAAACTTAGTGGAGTCAACTGGGTCCGAAACGGTTTTCGACGTTGAATCGTCAATATCAAAACCGCTATCAGTATATTCTGTAACTTCAGGATGGATCGTAGCGATATGTCTCCAAGTTGAGCCTTTCGTAAGATGCTTGTCCGGTGTTCCTCCACTCGTATACGGTTTATCCAACAACGTAATTTTACGATATAGTTTTTTCATCATTCCATTGACGCCACCAATTGAAGTGGTCGTTTTCATAAATCGCACTATTTGTATCTCAGGAGTGCTTGCTATCGCCGCGCCAAGACCAGGAACGAAGAGTAAAGCTGCTTTATCGGTGCCTGCAAAGTCGTCCCTTAGTTCAACGGCATCTACGATATCAGGTCGGATATTATCAAAATCAATTTCTAATTTTACTACTTCAGATGGTGGACTTTCCATTCCAGCAAAAGTAAATGTGTAACAATACTCGACAAGATATCGTGCTTCCATATGATATGGAAAGCTGCACTTTGCTAATGATGCAGCGCTCCGCGCAACCAATTTAGTTGGACCAAATATTGCTAACCGATAATCAGGAGACTGCAGATTTTCGTGCATTTCTTCAACAGAGACGAAAGGATTACCGGTATCTGATCGATCCAGGTACAAGTTTTCTTCTTTTCTTGCATCCAAAAACATGAACCGGCCTTCATTTGGGGCGGTCATTGTTTTTGTGGTCGAATCAGTCAAATAGCTTAAAGTTTCTTTTGTGGTGATACCTCTATCCATGATGCCCAAAACCTCGATGCAATCTCGGGGCATCGGGTATTTGGTAAATTCTATTTTCCAAGTAGTAAGATCACCTGAAGGAAAAATATCGTCGACTAAAAAACTACGTTCATCGACGAATTCGGTAATTCTATATGTGGCACCATCGTCGGTGTTTACAAGCGTGTGTCCGACAATGTCTGCTGGTAAATTGATAACTCCAGCACCGGTAGTAGTTGGCAAACTCACCAAGTGTGTACCATCACCCGTTAGCTTGCTGGTGCTGTCTCCGGTGATATCTGCGCGAAGCTGCAACAAGTTGCGTTTTTGCATGAACAGCCACGCATACTGGCTCGACATCTGAAGGTAGTGACGGTTGACTACACGAGCAATATTGTCGCTGTATTGCTTCAAATCAGGGTTGTAGTCCAACGCGGAATTGATTTCTTCGCGGATTTCTTTGAGATTCACGTCAGGCTCCAGAAAAAGAAAACGGCTGCTGAGATATTATACCCCAGCAGCCGTGAATGGACCGAGGTCCGGTAGCGATACTTAGATCAACCGTAGAAGCCGTGATCGAAGATCATGATTGCTCCATCGGAAGCGCCACTACTGAAGGCTTTCACACAAAGTGCGAATGGGCGAGTTTCGTGGTCACTTGAATAGTCAGCAACCGACTCAACGGTAGTGTTTGCCATACCAACCAAGTCACCAGCGTTAATCGCTGAGCCGGAAGCAGTACAGTCTTCGTTAAGACCAGCCACTTGAACTTGAATCTTTGTGGTCAAGGTCACCGAGGAAGATGAGTTAGTAATCGTTTCAGCAGCCACACCAACTGTGACGGCCTCATCGGCTCCACTACCCTTAATTACGTTGAATCCAGCACCATTGGTGGTGACACTGGTATCAATCATCAGCACATCACCCTTGGTGATTGTTGTGCTTGTGGGAATGATTGTGTTTAGCGTTACAATCTTTTTTGGCTTGTGAACGTCACCATCGACGCCATCAATCTTGTAAATTGGCATTTTGTCCTCCTACTCTTGAGACATTGCCTATGAAATAGGGTGGGGATCAACACGACCCCCACCCAATCAAGATGACTTAGAATGTTTCCAAGTCGAATGCTACACCGCTGGAACCAAGGTGCTTGGCGATCAGTTGACCACGGCACCGAAGCTTGGCAGCACGAACATCGTACTCACCCGACACAGTCTCGAAGTCCGAGAGGTCGAAGTAACCTTGTGGGTCCCACAGGGTGTAGATGTCGTTCATGTTCAGCAAGTAGAAGCTGACAGGATCAGCAGTAGTAGCCGAACCAGCGTTTGGCATGTTGAACTCAACATTGATTGGAATACCTTGGAAGGTTTCAACCATGCGTCCACCATCAATCTGTGCTTGATCAACGTACCGCTCGTGAGCCTGAAGAGCACGCTTCAGGTTCTTGAATCCAGCGCGAGAAGCAAGAATGACGTTGGGCTTGCCAGAAGGCGACACAGCGTCGATTTCAACCAACAGGTCATAAAGACCCGCGAGGCCGTTAGCGTTGAAAGATCCAGCGCCATCAAAGATTTGGTTTTGCCAACCAGTTTTGCTGGAGAAGGTGGCCTTGCTGACGTTTCCGCAAGTGTTGCCTTGAGAGCCAACAGCTTCAGGCTCAAGGAAACCTTGATGGTCACCAGTGGTCACGTCAAATCCGTTCAACGTGTTCCAATCGTCCCAACCAGTTTGGCCACCCTTGACGATTTGCTTGACGTACTCACGCTTGAGAGCGTTAGCGGTCATGAGCACGCGGCTTTCGAGAATCGAAAGGATTGCGGCATCGCCTGAGTTGACCATTTCTTCTTCAGAAGAGATAGCGACTGGACGCACAACGTGACCAAAATCGTATTGTGCAGGTTGGAACACATCTTCGACACTGAGGTCGATACGCTCAAAACCAGTTTGCATACGAGTGGTTGAAGAGTGCTCACCGAAGCCGAGAGGCACAACGATCCGAGATCCACCGGCTTGCACTGGCTTTCCAGCACCGTGAACACGTTCTTGTGCGTCAAGGAAGGCTACGGATTCGTGAACGTTGTCACGAAAGTCCTTCATCAGGATATGCATGGTTGTGGAAAGCAGTTCGTTTCCAATGGTAAGGTCGGTTACGGCCATTTTTGGCTCCTATTAGCGGTTATTTAGAAAGGCTTTTGCAGCTTCGGGGTTTGACTGGAGCCAAGCAGCAATCGAAGCTGCACCTTGCTTCTTGACATCAGGGGGAATTTCAGCGACACCGGGAGAGCCGCTCACAGAACTACGCTGTACTTGTCGCGCAGCTTGGGCACGGGCTCTCCGTTGTGTTTCTTTTCTCTTACGCTCTTCAGCAATCATATTCCGAGCAACGACAAGATCGTATGCATCTTGAGTAGATAGAGGCGCATCAGTATTTTGACGACTTGCAACCAACTCAGCAACCTGAGTTTTGAAGCCATCATCTTTCATTTCAGGGTGTGCTTCGAGAAAGTCAAGATAACGACTCTTCTGGCGCTGCTCTTCCGACACTTGCTGCATCGGAGAAAACACATTTGAAACAGCCTCTGCAATTCCACGATTGATGTGAGCCTGAATGCCCTCTTCAGACATGATGTCAGGCAACTCACCTTCAGGTGTTTTCAACGCTTCTTTGATCCGTGGGTCATCAATAACAGATGCAAACTCAGCCTGCCGACGAGCAAAATCACGCTCCAAGCTTTGGATTTGTTGTTCACGCTTTTGATATTGCTCGACTCTCTTTTGGTGAGATGCATCTAAATCTGTTTTGTGATTTTTGTATGCAACTCTAAAATTGTGAAGCATACGTCGAGCGACTGTCGGAAGGTCTTTTATGTCTTGTTCATTAATGTTTTCGTAAAAAGCATCTGTACTCAATTCTTTGTCATCTATATCAGAAAACAAGGGATCGAAAGAACGCTCTGTAACTACGGGCTCTGGTTCACTTGAAAATTCTTGATTTTCATTAGAATCGAAGTTCTCAGGAGCACTTACACTCTGCTCTGAATCAATCTCATCAAGCAAACCTGTAGAACCAGCCGGGACATCATCATTTACCGGTAAATCATTCTCATTATTTTCAATCATTTCGTCTGACACAAAAATCTCCTTTCGGTTTAAAATCTAACATTTTTTAAAATACTTTCGCAACAATGCAACTTTATTACTGCATTGCTGCCGCAAGTGTTTCGTCTTGAGCGCCCATATCGTTGGGCGGAGGGGCCATATCGCCGCCTTCATTGGCTGCTGCCATTTCAGCTTCAGGCCCACCCTCTTGGAGTTCTTTCACAGCTTCGATGAACTTTTTATCTTTCGCCATCATTTTCAACAAAGCAGTGACCTTACGAATGTCGGTGTCCGTCACAATAGTGAATGGATCAAATCCAAGTTTCGACTCAAATTCTCCACCACCAACCATTTTGATCAATTCAGAAATAGCTACCAGTGGCAAGAACAAATCACCAGGAATCGGTGAGTCCATTTTGCCTTTTTCAGCACCTTCAAAATTTATTTCAATCGTCGGCATATCTACCGCTGAAATCTTTGAGAGCGTTTGATTAAACGTATCCAAAAGAGTCTTGAGCGCCTTTACTGTGAACGGCTTTGTAGGTGCCGGCGCAGACTGAGCCAACTGCTGCAGTTGTGCCTCTGAATCGTCCATAGCTTCCTGTGGAGCGGCTTCAGCGGCAGGTGGAGCAGCCTCTGGTGGCATGGCTGCTTGATCTTCAGCCATCGGTTGACCTTTTTCGTATCCGTACATGACAAACTCCTAAATGATGCCTTTGTCTCTTTCGATTCTAAATTGTTTAAATGCTGGATGGTTATCTAACCGATCGCAATAGTCATCGTACTCTTTTACTTCTTTTTCCATCCTAGTGTCCCATTTACTATATTCTTTTTCTACGTCCCAGTCACCATCCACAGGCGTCAATCCACGCTGCTTACATATATCTCGACGATGTTGCTTACTAGTCAACATTACACCAAGACCACGATCATAGTATGGAAATTGTTCACTAAATCTATCTATTCTCGCCATTGGAATCCATTTGGAATTTTTTGATTTACACTTTGGACACTCGCGCGAATCTTCAAAATGTTCTCCAGCGCTAAAGTCTGTCAAATCATCGAACTGATGATCGCAATCTTTGCACATGTATAAATGCAATACGAGGCCGGTCATCTCTCTGGATTTAGCGGGCGCTTGATTGTAGGGATCATTGGATTGTGCGACAGATACTCTGAACACCCTTTTCGAACTCTTACCGCACGCTGAACAATCAATAAAATCAGGTCGATTCGACATTCTACACGTGTGATCTTGTTCGTGTCCGCAGTCGTCACACTTATAACTATAGACTGGCACTCGCAGCCTCCAACACTTGAGCAATCGCAGGACCTTGCTCTTCAGGAGGAAGGGCAGAGATTTGTTGCAATATTTCCATTACTTCAGGATTATCTCCGAATATTTCAGCCATAGCTGCCAACGCCTGGTCAGGTGGCATCTGAGAAATCTGTGCGATCAGTTCTTGTGGGTCAGTCGCCTGTTCAGCGCCCTCTGCAGGTGCTTCTGGTGGGGCTCCAGGAGGCGCCTCAACCGGTCCTTGGGGTGGTGTAGTTTGAGGCTCTTGACCTTTAGCCTGGTTTTCCATAGCCAGTTCAGATTCCAACTCTTCTGGATGAAGGTCTTTGGGTAGATCAAAACGTTCAGCGAGTACCTTCATGTAGTTTTTCGCGAACACTCCTGCGGGTCCACCCTTGGTTGCTGTTTCCCAAAGCACACCGTAAGGTTGTAGGAGAGCAACCAAGTTTTGCTGCATGACACTGTCGCTGAGTGGTGTACGACCGCCTTCGACAAAAGTAATTTCAAAGTTGGCGTCCAAATCTTCGACCGTAACAACGATTTGTTCACTGCGTTCTCTCAAGATCAAAGTTTCTTGACTGACTCGGAATTCATCACCAATCTTAGAAATGCCCTTACTTGGAACCACGTCTTCATCTACAAACGGCTCTTGTAGAGTTGCTGTATTCTTGGCAAGAGCCTCATCGACTTGTGCTGCTTCTTTTTCATCCGATGCTGACTTTGCATCAAGCGCACGACCACTCAGAGTTTGACCCAATAAATTGAGTTCTTCAGGGGTCATGTCATCGATTTCACGCTTGGTGGTAATCTGTGAAGCCAAGTCTTTGAAATCATCAGACTCCACATCGATGCCCGCCATTTCTGCCATCGACAAAATCTTTTGCTTATCGAAGGTTTCTGCGGGCTCTGGTTGCTCGGTTTGGGCGTCGTCGTTTGGTTCTGCGCCAACTTCTGCTACATCAATCGACTGATCTTCGTATGCACCTGAACTATCTCCATCATCCTGCATGCAAGCAATCAGTGTGCGCAGCAGTAGTTCAGTAAGATTCGACAACCATTGATCCTTGATTGTCGCGTGCAGACCGAACTCTGATTCTGTGTATTGTTGAACCGTTTCTACCTCAAATGCAGTAGCCTTGGTCACAATGCCTCGGGCCTGTGGGCTTGTGCCAATCACACGCTCGATATCGGTCTCTACGTCACGAACATAGCTTTGTATATTGCTCGATATGGCAGCGTTTTGAATTGGCAGAATTGCATCGCCAAGTGGGCGTTCAAATCCAGAATCAACTTCCAAAATCAAACCGTCGTGACCCTCTGTAAGCAGGGTCATCTCTTCGGCATTGAAGGTGCCTTTTCTTGTCACATACTGGCGCGTGTCTTTCCGCGTGGCCATCGCCATATACGATCGATATGCATTCAACTCTTTGAACTGAGGCATCAGCCGTCGAACATGGGCGATACCGCGCAAGGGATACTCAGGCTCATAGTTGAAAATCAACGGTACAATGTGCGCCATCGGCTCACCATCATGGCGAGCGAAAGGTAGAGGACCAACGTACACCGGTTTTTTCGATGCATCGCCTTGACCCAAAACGTATATTTCAAGTCTTCCTTCATACTTAATATCAGGGTTTTCAGGATCGACGTAGTTGTCGACCAAGTTGCAAAACTCAAGAACGCGAACGAAGTTGTTATCGTCCTCAGTTTTATCATACCGCTTACGCCCACCTTTCGTGTCAGCAACGGTGTCGACACCAGACAAAAAGTCCAACCTTCTCGTCCCTGAAATGTCTTCCAAGTTGTACTCTTTTTCGACCTCTTGTTTTGGTCGATAATACAAATGACCACGAAAACGCTCGTCGTCTGCATCTGATACTTCGTGATCCAGAAGCATCTCCCAAATCGGAATCACTCGCATCCACACACGATCAAGGGGGCTACCTCGGCCGTGATGATATCCTACTTTTATACCAGAGCCTGGATACAACAAAGCCTGCCTCAAGGCAGACATGACACGTTCGTGGATTTTACGACTGGCCAGCAATCGGTTGATTGCCAATTCTGCTTTTTGAGGATCTCCGGTGCCCGCAGGGTCTGGACCCAACACAACACGACTGGCTCGTGGATACAAGGCCGAGAGATACGATGTGATTACCCCCCACAGGCGGTTTACCTCTACCTCAACCTCGCGTAGGCGACGATTGCGCTTAGGCATGTCATCACCAGTCATGTACTCCCAGTATCGAGTCATGTAGGTGTGCTTATACAGCGACCAATCCTTACGGTGTCTTCTTGCATAGCGGTCATGTGAACGAACGAATTCGTGTACAAGTTTCGGTGATATTTGATCTGTTTCTTTCACGATACCTTCGCTCCGCTCAAAACATTAAAAGGATTTCTGCGAGCATGATATCGCTTTGTCCCTCTTTTGGGAATATCCTTAGCCTGTGGCATTTTACGACGATTCCACTCAGCAAGCATTAACGCATCTGAATGGTCGTCGTGATAACCATCTTGTCCTTCGATTTTTCCATTGTGTTCACGAATATGCATCAATTCTTGAACCGTAGATAAATCGTTCAAAGTTAAAATGTCGGCGTTCACAACTTGACGTAAGTGAGCATAGGCCTCTTCTTTACTTCCGCGAGTTGTAGTCCAATATTTGGGAGTTTTACTGCCCGCTTGCCCTGGTGCTGGTGGCTTGTGCCACAAAGGCAATCCGGCCTTTTGAAACTCTCGAATAACCACTGGACCTGCACCACCCGTGTTTGCCTCGATTAACGTCCTGGCTTTGTTGTAATGCATCGCCAACTCAGCAGCCTTTTGAGCAAACAGAATCTCACCACCTTGATTCATCGATAAAGTCGCCACTTGACGACCGTCTGCACTCAAAACTTGAGCAACCGCATTGTCTCCACCGTTACACCATGAAGGATCGACACCGACTGAGTAATTCAGTCCAGGGTACGGCCTCTCATAAATCCTCAACTCACCCTCTACGGGCTTGAGTGAAGACAATACGCTGTTGAGATAATCAGTATCGAACCAACTACCGTCATGTATGGCAAAGCCGTCCTCGATTGTAAGGGGATACTCCCGCCTGAAGCGACGAATACCGATCCCATTTACACCATGAATCTTATCGTGACGCCAATACAATTGACGCATTGTAAGGTTGTGCTGCTGACCTAAAACCCACTCTTCTTGATCTGGTTCCCAACCATCTGGCACGTCTGCCTGATATGCCCAATGGTCCGACCACTTGAAAAAACGAAAGCGAACAGACTTGTCTCCCCGCTGCTTTGCTTCAATCGCACTCAAAACTTTGGAATGGAAGAGATTGCCGGGTCCGTCAGCGGTAGAAATAATAATAATTTTCTTGTGTGGGCCTTCGTGAAGCGTCGAAGTAACAGACGCCCATACGTCTTCAGCATTGGGCCAGAACGCCAACTCATCGGCATGTAGGCGCTGATACGTCCAACCACGAGCATCACTCTTACCACCCGCAGTCATGCACCGGAAACCCGCCATGCTGTCTTTGAATATCAACTCGCGCTTGTTTGAGCGCTCAATGGGTTTCTTGAGCATTTCAGGCAACGATCGGTAGTAATGACGAACACGGCCGAAAATAGCATCGGTAGAGTCATACGAGTCAGCCACAACAAGACAACGTGCTGGATCTTGAACCCAATACAGATAGTTGAAGTTGTACGCAGTTGCTACGGTGGTGTCACCAATCTGACGTGGTTTGTAATGAATCACAGTCTCAGCATCAGAACAGAAGTCCTGTAACGCCATGACTTGTTCCGCAAACGGTGTATTAAACGAGCGCTCCTGGCCTTTCTCATCAACAATCTTCAGACGACCAATAAACTCGCCTGGATGACTTGCTAACTGTGCAAGCAGCTTTTTATCGTTCGCATTCACTATGCCTCACCTGGCTCAACTTTCCAAGACTCACCACCGCCATCATTGAAGTAAGAACGAAGCTGAAGCAACGACTCGCTATCTGCTGCATCTTTCTTTGCTGCTGCAGAATCAAATCGAGTCTTTGCGTACTGACGATACGCCCACTCTTCACCTTCACCCATGGCATCGCGAACACCAGTCCAGTACTGCATGTCCATCATCTTAAATTCCTCTTCAGAAATCTCAGAAGTGTCGGGAAACTCATCGTAAAACCAACCAAGAAAACGATCGTCTTCCTTGCACCAACGTGACCACGTTCGTTCATTTACAGCAACGCCTTGATACTCTTTTGCCTTCGAGGCTTTGTACCACTCACCACGGAAAAAACGTTTACGTTGAGCCAATCGGTAAGCTAAAGAACGAAATTTTTCTTGCTGTGGGGTAGGTCGAAACCCGTTATCATCTGGCTTCAACCATTCGTTGACCTGTGGATTATTTATATGATCTACCTCTGATGAAATATCGACCACGACATCACAATCATTAGCATCGTTAAAACCATCTTTTTCGTCAGACATTTGTTCTCCTTATCATCCATTATCACACAGTATAGGAGTTATACATGCCTAATAACTTTGAAGAAGACTATAGAAAATTTAATGAAGTTCTTAAAAAGCTTCGGTCAGATGGAAAAATAAGCGATGAACCTCCACCATCTGACAAGATAGCAAGAAGAAAATACATCGAAAAACTAACTGAACTTTTCAAAAAAGAGGTCTACGGGTCAGACTAAAACGGAATGTGCTCATCGTTTACAGGAAACCCGTTGTTCTGTGACTGAGCAATCGGTGCGTTATCGTTTTTACCACCGAGAAAACGCACGTTGTCTGCAACAATCTCTGTAGAGTACCGATCGTTTCCAGACTTATCGGTGTATTTGCGAGTCTGAATCTTACCTTCGACGTAAATTTCTTTACCTTTTGTGCAAAACTTGGCGACGTTTTCAGCGGTGCGGCCCCAAATCGTTACGCTGTGCCACTCTGTGTGGGGCACCCACTCATCGCCTTCCTTGCGTCGATCGGTCGTAGCCATACGAACATTTACAACATTTGTTCCAGATGCCGTTGTTCGTAGTTCGGGGTCAACACCAAGACGGCCTACCAAGATTGCTTTATTTACACTCATTTTTTCTTCCTATTTTCATATTTTTTGAACCCAATCATCAACTGACGCTTGTGCTCATCTTTCGACATGTTGGGCTTATCTTTGTATTCCTTCCGCATGTGTGACGCCAGAAATTTATCCTGTGCCGGATTGCCCTTCTCTGCATCTGTCTTCACGTAAGTGGGCTTACCGCCCACACCTTGCTTCTTCGCTCGTTTGCGTCGAACGGCACTTTCGCGTTCTTTTTTGGTCATTTGTTTGGCTTTAGATCGAGGCACACATTTCGGATACTTCCGTTTGGATCCTTTTGCAGAACTACGACCGCATTTTTGGAATTTACCGTCTTTTTTAGGCGCACCAATGTCAACCCAGTCACCTTTTTTGCCTTTACCAAACCATTCAGTGAGTGACATGACTACCCCTTCCGGTAGCCGCCGCCGCGCTTTTTGTAGGTGCGGACGAGCCATGCATTCGCGTATGCACTTGGATACACCTTGAACTTACGCTTGGCCTCTGATTTCACTCTGGCGTAAAGCTTAGGGTTTGTAGGAATGTTCTTTTTCTTGGGTCCGCCGATTTCGTCATTCGGATTCCCAAATTCTTGCATACCCGGTGATTGAGTCACAATGATGATGCTGGACCCATTCATTTTAGGCATTTTCATCATAGGCTGAGTAGAGTCCTTCATCATCTGTTCCAACTCGCGAATCAGAGACTCAGACAAGAAACCGTCCATCTTCAACTCTACAATGCACTCTGGATGAGAAACCAAGGCATGTTTTACCTCTTGGTTGATGTCAGTCGGTAAGAGTGGTCCAGAATCTCTCTTAAACATCGACATGGCGCGCAAGCCATCCACCATGTCGATCTCACCGGCAGGCTTCTCTTCTTGATCTATAAAGTCATCACGAGACATTGCATGGTCATAAAAAAACATCAGTTCACCCTCCCTGCCCAAACCTTGCAAACACGCATCGATGCACATTTAAAGTCCAAGGCTTGGCAATAACCCAGCTCACCCGCAGCTACGGCCATTTCAGGCTCGGCTTCGTCACCGATACCTTTCTCGATACATTCTAGCATCTGAGGTGATCGATCAAAAAACGAACAATTACCGCAACGCATCTGCATCACGTTTTCAATCGTATCATTGA